TAATTTCCTTTCTGGAGGACAATCACCACGATTTAGGCTTTGGGGTGATTGTCCGTTTTTTTATTGTCATCATAAACGAAAAACGGTACCGATGGAAAATTCCATCAGTACCGAATAGTGTAGAACCCCTTTCTGAACGATTGGAGTTAGTACACTTTTTCTATTTGAAGCTGGCGGGTCGAGTGTTCTATGTCCTATTTCGATAGTCGAGTAGGCGAATGTCCAGTTTGGCAGGTTGTGTTGATTATGGTAGTGAAAGTAGAAGTGAGCCTTGATATGGTAGCGTTTGTGGTATGTACGAATCGGTCAGTTTGGTACCAAGGAGTGAGTTAACGAAAATAATATTGAATTTATGCTAATTCGGTTAAAATATCGAAAATTCGCAGGAGAGTTGTATACTCGACGTGTATGACAAAAATTATTTTTTTTTAAGGATAAATCAGCTATGCAAGAAATAAATGTTAATCATCATTTATCACAAATTTCAACTGAATATACAATCCATGAATTGAAGGTTGATACTATGGTCAGTCAAGCCGATTTAAAGTTGGAATAATCAGCAAAAATAAGTAAACGTTTTCAATAGTCTGCTACAATAGAGTATACTCAGTTGACCGACGTTGAAGTTATTCAACGCTTACTGGCTTTCAATGATGATCTTAAACAAGCTTATCGTTATTATCAGGACCTTATTCTCGCGATCAATCATCGTAGTAAGGATGAACTCAATCATTTACTCGCGATTAAATGGACCCAGCTTCCCCAATCACTTCAAAAAGTTCAACGGACTCTCCGGAGGAATCGTAAAGAGATTATCACCAGCTTTAAATATGGTGACTACACGAATGGTCCAGTCGAAGGAACTAACAATAAGATCAAAGTTATTAAACGAACTGCTTATGGCTTTCGTAACTTCTTTAATTTTCGGGCTCGAATCCTGCTTGCCCTTCCTAACTTATACTTTGCCATCAACTGGAAGAATAAAAGAACAGCTCATGTCCAATCTCAGACACGAGCTGTTTGAAAAGTTATTCAAATTTTTCTATCAGTACTTCTTGACGAAGAGCCATAAAAAAAGAACTGCTCCATCCAAAGCAGTTCTTCATAATATTAGACAAATTATTGTGGAACAACATTAATCGCTTGAGGTCCTCGATCGCCTTGTTCAACATCGTAACTAACTTTTTGCCCTTCCTCAAGACTCTTAGAACCGTTAGTTTTAATTGCTGAAAAGTGTACGAATACATCTTTACCATCTGAACCAGAGATAAACCCATAGCCCTTATCAGCATTAAACCATTTTACAGTACCTTGCATATATATATCCTCCTAGGAATCAAACCAAAGTAACCAAATTGAATTAACATCTAAGAAAATAATAGATAGCAAAATTGATTGATACTTATAACTTCCGGATATGTCAATTTAACTAACTATAACACTTTAATTCGCTGTATGCAACCCTAAATAATTCAAGCGCACAGTTTTTCATATGACTATAATGATGTTCAATCGGAGTTGCTCAGTGTGATAAATAATTGGGTAAGTTCCTCAAAAGAGTTACAGTTACTGGTGGATGACTATTTGTTAACGGTTAACTACAGGTCGGTAATTGAAAATGATCTTGTCAATTATACACAAGGCATTGAATCGTATTTTAGAAATGAACGTCTTACTTTGAGGGATAAAATAAACAAATTTATTGAGGAATTGCCTGAATCCTATAGAGAACTATTATCTGAACACGTTGGAAATACAGATGATTGGATTGGAAAGCTTGTAAGCACAAGGGTATTCCTAACACACGGAGATAGAGAAAATATGGCGGTATCTAATCCTTATAAGTTAGTGCAGATGACAAAAATATTCGGCTTTATGGTTAGAATCTTTATTTTACAAAAATTAGGGATAACCATTGATAAACCAAAGATACTTAATAAATTTAAGAATGTTTTAACTACTCATTACTATTAAGTAACACGAACTTACTGTAAATTAGGTTTAATAAAGATCAGAATGTTTAAAATAGCGCCCAGCCAAAATAGCTGAGTGCCAATATCACATATTAACTTTAATCACTTCACCATCTTTGAATGTGAATTCCATGTAGCGTTGGAAGATGGTGATTTTTTCTACTAAACGGCGAACCAGTTGTTCATCAAAATCTACCAAGCCATATTTGTGGAATTCGACCAGTTTGTTGATTTCATCAAGGCTGTGTAGTTTGGCTTGTTGATTAGTTTCCCGACTCTGTACTTTTTCTTTTTGTTTGCGAAGGTCCATAATTTGTTGGGTTAGCGCATCACAATCCTGGTGTTGGCTGGCAGCTTGAATCAATTTCATCTGCACTTTTTCCAGCTGGTGGTCGATTTGATCAAGTGTTGGTCCTTTGGAGTTCTTGATGACCTTCATGATGTTAGCTTTAATTTGCTTACTGGCTAACTCGTGGCCTTCGATTAATTGATTGAATGCTTCAACAGTGGCTTCTTTTAGCAATGGTTCTTTGACATTCCTAATCATACACCGCCGGCCAGTTTTACTTCTCCTTATCCGGCTGGCACAACGCCAAACAGCAACTTTGGTTGGCCGATACCACATGTTTCTCTGGAAGATGTCACCGCATTTTCCGCAAAATGCCCGTTGCGAAAAGCAGTATTTGCCGTTAACTCTGCGATGATGGCCATTTTTTGTAGTAATGCCGTTACGCCGTTGACGGATCAGATTCTGTACTTGCATGAAGACCGATTTAGGAATAATCGCTGGATGGTCATTTTCAACATAGTATTGGGGCATGATCCCTTTATTCTTAACTCGTTTCTTGGTTAAAAAGTCAACGGTATAAGTTTTCTGGAGGAGTGCATCACCCATATATTTCTCGTTTTTTAGAATCCGGTTAACACCGCTGGATCCCCAATTAGTTCCCTTGCCGCCGGTTAAGACACCATCTACCTTGAGTGATTCGGCAATTTGTTTCATCGTCATCCCTTGCAGGTAGCTATAGAAGATTCGTTTAACCGTTTTAGCTTCTTCTGGTTCAATCACTAAATTGCCATCTTTATCCTTGGTATAGCCCAAAAAGTGATTATGGTTAATCAGAACCTTGCCTTGCTGGTAACGATATTGCAAACCAAGTTTAACATTTTGCGATAAAGATTCACTTTCTTGCTGGGCGAGGGAAGCCATAATGGTAATTAGGACCTCACCTTTGGCGTCCATTGTGTTAATGTTCTCTTTTTCAAAAAAGATTGCCACATTGATGGCTTTCAAGTCCCGGATATACTTTAGACAATCAATTGTATTCCGCGCAAACCGACTAATTGATTTGGTGACAATTAAGTCAATCTTACCAGCTTTACAAGCGGCAATCATTTTATTAAATTGTTCCCGTTTCTTGGTATTAGTTCCTGAGATTCCATCATCGGCAAAGATGCCAGCCATTTCCCAGCTGGGATCTTTTTGAATCAGCTCTTTATAGTGACTAACTTGTGTTTCATATGAGTTAGCTTGTTCATCGAGTTCAGTTGAAACCCGACAGTAGGCCGCAACTCGTAGTTTTTCTGATTGTGGTTCATCTGGTAAACGGTGGACACTATTGCCACGTTGCTGATGAGCAGGAATGATATGTACTTTACCCAATTAGGTCCACCTCACTTTTAATCGTGCTGTACAAATACTTAGCTTGTTTGATTGGATCATTGAATCGTTGATGAATTATTCCTCGATAGAAGCGCTCACTGACAGGCTGTTTATTGACAAGATGTTCGATCAAACTCAACCTGCATTTAAGCTGGAAACTAATTTCGTGCTGATTAAGTACCTTAATTGATTGGACATAGGTTTGAAACAGTGCCGGATCAAATGTATTTAGAAATTGATCTTGCTGGCACCAGCGGAGAAGTTCGCGAAAGTCCTCCAGATTATTGGCATCGTCAGTATGACTACTGTTAATTTGTTTAATTCGCTGTTGAATCTGATAGGTGCTTTGTTCCAGTTCAGCGGTTTGATTGATATACAATGACTGATCAATTAAGTCTGCCTGTAACAGCTTATTTAATGTTTCCGCCTTGTCATCATTTTCTTTAATCTGCTTGGCAAATTGACTTAGCTTCCCGGCAGGATCATTGATAAAGTTGTCCCTTAATTGTTGCACTAAAGGCAACATTAAGAACTTTTTACTGAAGGTCAGTTTATTCATCATGTTGCAAAAGGCGTTTTGAATCCATCCCTCGGGAATTGCTCTCACTGGGCATAGCTTTGCCGAATGCAAATGCTTCTGACAAGCCCAGCAGATTTTATTTGGCCGCGTCTGTCGTTTGAACGTAGAACCGCAATAATCACAAATGAGTTTCCCGGTAAATAGGTAGTGTTGCTGGTATTTGTGATTTCCGGACTCAATGTGCCGTTCTTGTGCGACTTGTTTCAATCGATCTTGGACTTGATTAAAGTCATGATGGTTGATTATTCCTTTATGATGGTCCTCAATTAAATACTGTGCTAGTTCGCCTTGATTAAAATGTCGGTGGTATTGATCATCGCGGTAGGTTTTCTGGCATAGCGTATCACCGGTATAGTTAATATTGCGCAGGATATTAATGATGGTACTGCTCCACCAATGATGACCACGCTGGGTTTGAATTTGATGAGTATTTAACTGCTTGGCAATATGTCCAGTTGATTGACCTTGTAAGAAGCTGGTGAAAATCTGCTTAATAATTTTCGCTTCACTGGGCTTAATAACTAAGTTGCCATCCTGAATAGAGTAGCCGTATGGTGCTGAAGAAACTTTGAAACTGCCATCCGCAAAACGCTTCCGAATGGACCAGCGTAAGTTACCTGCAGTCGAGTGTGATTCATCCTGGGCAATACTGCTAAGAATCGATAAGAATAGTTCATTAGCCATCTCGCCGGTATTGATACGTTCTTTTTCAAAGTAGATGGGAATATTTAATTGCTGCAGTTCACGAACAATCCTCAAACAATCTGTTGTATTGCGTGATAGCCGGCTGATCGACTTAGTAATCACTAGGTCAATCCGGTGGTTGCGACAATCAGATAATAACTTCTTTAGGGCATCGCGCTGGTGCAGTTTGGTGCCTGAAATACCTTCATCAAAGTAGATTCTGACTAACTGCCAATTTGGATGGCAGTTGATATATTCCTGATAATGTTGCCGTTGATTTTCCAGACTTTCGAGCTGTGCGATGTTATCGGTCGAAACTCGACAGTAGGCAGCGACTCTTAGTTGCTGGACATTACGCTGGTAGCTATTAATTTTCGTAATGGTTGACATGGGAAACCTCCTTTCGTCAGTGTGGTATGTTAGCTCTGAACTGTTGATGTATCAACACTTTCCGGGCCGATTAAAGGAGGAAAGGATTGTCGATGCAATTGATCAATTTGGTGGAATTCATGGCTAGAGATTAGCCCTTTTTGCAAGAGTTTCAACGTTACTTGACGAGCCTGCTGGTAGTGAAGTTCATCTAATAGTTGTGATGGTGTCACACTAGTGTTAACTGATATCAATGGTTGATGTGTGACGGTTTTTAATTTCTTAGTCATTGTAATTACCTCCACTGATAAGCCAGCCAAAGTAAAAAAGTAAACCATGACAAAATAAAAAAGCCTGCAGTCCACAGGCGAAAAGTAATTATTGATGGTTGTTCTTGGTATGCAATTGCTGGAGGGCACTTTTTAATTTATCAGGAATGGGCAAACCGAGCCGACTCGCATTTTCAAGAAGTGAAATTCCTTCATTGGAAATGTAAAAGAAGATGGTAGCAGTTCTAATCGCCGAGCCATTCTTTAATAAGTGGATGTCGAGCACATTGGCAATACCCACTAAGACTAAAATTAAAACTTTACGTGTCAGTCCTCGAAAGCCGATTTCACTCGAGAGCTTATGTTCACTGATGGCACAAAGAATACCGGTTAGGTAATCAACTACCATAAAAATTAAGAGGGCATACAAAAAGTCATCCATACCACCTAGATACCAGCCGAGGAAGGCTCCAATTGCACCCCAGCAAGAATTAATCGTAATTGCGCTAATCTTCAAGTGTAATCCCCCTTTTGTATTCGGCCTTCAACTCCATAAATTCATGACCATATTTAACATCGTCAATAAAACCGATGTCATAGCCACGCCCCTCAAACCAGATATTGGTATCTTCATCAACGTCAGGGCGATAACGAATAATAAAGGAAAGCTGCTTTTCTAGTTTGACCGTAACGGCGGTGTAGTATTCCTGCCCGTGAAGGGAAGAAACCTTAGCCCAAACGTTACCTAATTTGACGTTTTTATACATACTCATCCCGGTATTCGGATTTTCGCCCACGTACTTTTCTTTCATGAGTGTGATTCGCTTGTTTAATTCGCCAATATCAGCAATTTTACTGACACGATTATTTTGTTGCTGCACTTAAAATTCATCCTTTCGGTAGGGGGATAGGATTGCACGGAGAAATTTGATCATGGCATCAAAGTCAGCCGTTTCACGATACTCATAGAGATAAGCAGTTGTGTAAAGAATGGCGGTATGAATATCATCGGGAAGAGAATCAAAAGCAGACAAGGGTTGCCGTAGAACATTTTCAACGGTGGCGGTAGCTGATCCAATCAATTTAGTAATCAGATCATCTTCCGTTGTACTATCAACCCTTAAGTAGGTTTTTGCTTCGGCCAGAGTAACAGTAGCCACATTTCATCATTCCTTTCTACTTTGCAGCCATTGCTAGGATTTTGATAGCTTCGGGGAGGATAACTTTAGCGTCGACCCGTTGTGAACCTAAAAAGCCCACTTGACCAGTAACAGCGTAAAGTTCGTTAAGACGCTTGAAAGTTCGTCCTTGGCGATCGGCAATCCAATAGTAATTGAAATCGCCGAAGAGGATGGGTTTATTTCCAGCAGCCAAGTTAGGCATGTAGGGGCTGGTGTAAACTGGGCAGTTTAGAATGCGATCCGGTTGTCCCGCTTGGACCGATGGTTGCCAAACGTATTGGTCATTCTTATCTTTCAGCTTACGAATTGTCTTGACAGTGTCATCGCTCATTAAAAATACGGCATTCTGTCGGTAAGGTGCTTTCAGTGAATAGAACAGGTCAATTAGGTCATCAAATGTTAAGGTATCGGTTTTTGCTGCGGTTGAGCCAGCTGATGCACCGTTGGTATCTGTTAAAATCCCGGTTGGTTGATTGGTCCCTGTCCCGGTTAAGAAAGCTTGTTCCTCAGCATTACCCAGTCGGCGACCAAATTCGCCAGAGAGATAGGTCATCAAATCAAAAGCTGAATCATTGAGTAATTCTTCAGATACCTTAATTAATGTTCCTAATTTATGGGCAGCCAGGGATATTTGGCTGAACTGGGTGTTGGATTCCGTGTAGGCAGCTTCTTCGTCCAGCCAAGCGGCGGTCCCTTCACTAGCAACTACAGGAATTTTATGTTCACCGCTGTTCGTTTGAATAACATGACTGATCGTCCGCAAGACGTTAGCTTCCTGTAGCTTCTGAATTAGTTGATTTTCAAACTCATCTGGAACCAGGAAACCACCATCAGGATCGGCACCTTCTTTTAGGGCATCAACTACGCCCTGGCCACGCATCATCTGCCAAAAGTCCTTAGTATATCCAGTTGCCTTAATGGATTGCGTTTCAGCAGACGGGGTATTAGTTAGAGCCTGGGAAGTGGGCTGATTGAGAGCCGCTTCGATTTCTTCTTGCTTGTGACGCCGGTCGATTTCTTTACCTAGATCAACGACATCTTGTTCCATCTTTTCGTAGGTCGCATTATCTTCAGCAGACAGTACATCTGATTCTTTCTGCTTAGCGTCAAGGAAATCTTTTGCCTGCTTCCAGATCCGGGCACGCTTATCTTGTAATTCAGTAATCTTAGTCATATTTAGGGTTCCTCCTCAAATTTAATGTGATAACAAAGAAAGCCGCTTTTGCAGCGACTTTACAGAGATAGTTGTTTTAGTTGTTGGTTTGAGTTTGTTCAGTAGAACAAGGTTCGACTGTTTATCAGAGTAGGAGTAACAATCTGTTACGTTCTTATTTTGGCCGAGCATCTCGTCAGCAAAACCAAGTTCAATTGCCTTATTAACGTTCATCCAGGTTTCATTGTCCATCATTGTTGAAATCTTGGCTCGGGGCAGATTAGTTTTCAGTTCATAGGCGTTTACGATTGATTCCTTGGTTTCAGTTAGCATTTGTGCAGCCTGGTCCAAATCTTTCTTTTGGCCACCTACAATTGTTAACGGATTGTGGATCATTAACATGGCGGTTGGCGCCATTGATACGGTTGTGCCAGCCATCGCAATCACGGAAGCTGCCGAAGCAGCAATTCCATCAACTTTGACATTTACATCATTAGGGTAGTTCATCAGCATGGTGTAAATACGGCTGGCTGCAGTACAGTCACCACCAGGAGAGTTAAGCCAGAGATCAATTGGTCCTTGATCTTCATTTAGTTCATCTTGGAATACTTGGGGTGAGATATCGTCATTTATCCAGCTGTCCGGTGCAATCACTCCTGAAATAGATAATTGACGCTGGTCACCGTCATGGTTCCAGTTCCAGAATCGTTTCAAATTGATTTATCCTCGCTTTCTTGTTTTGCTCTTGGATTATAGAAATTACCAGCTTGATTTAACGGAAGCATATTGCCATTAACTAAGTACTGATCACCACCTTCACTGGCGGGAATTTGGTTGAGGTCTTCTAGTTCACGAATGTCGTTAGCAGATAACCAGCCATTTTGCCGACCAATAGCGTAGCCGTTCATCCGGCTTTCATAGTCACCCCGAAGCAAGCCATCCACGTTAAATTTAATGAAGTATTTCTGCTGGTCGTCAGGTGAGAGCAGTTGCTGGTTCATGGCTTGCTCCCAGCGAACACACCAGGGATTTAAGGTATACTTCACGAATTCCAGTGATTGCTGTTCGATATTTGAAAAAGTTGATCGATCCAGATCACCGACCATATGAGGCGGAACGCGAAAGATCCGTGCGATTTCGTCTAACTGAAATTTCCGGGTATCCAAAAATTGGGCTTGGTCGGGTGGAATTGAAAGCTGGTGAAAGGTCATGCCTTCTTCTAGAACCGCAATACTATGGTTGTTAGAACCCGAGAACTGGGCTTGCCAGCTTTTACGTAGGCGTTCCGGATCCTTGACCACGTTAGGGTGTTCAAGTACGCCACCGGGTGTGGCATCGTTCTTAAAGAAAGTTGACCCATATTGTTCAGCGGCCATCGATAAGCCAATTGCATTTTTAGCCATCGCAATCGGACTATAGCCAATCAAACCATCAAAACCTAGTCCGGCAATATGAAGAACTTCATCAGATAAGAGAATGACTTGCTTGGATTTATTCTTGGCTTGGTAATCATCATAGTTTTGGGTATAAGTGTAGTAGAGGTCACCGTTGGCAGCGCGATTAACATCCATGCGATCGGGCATCAAGGGATAAAGTCCAGTGATTTGTCCCTGACCATTTCGAATGATCTGGGCATAGGCGTTACCCCAAAGCAATATATGATTCATCAAGGTTTCCCGAAAGACAAAGCTGGTCATTTCTGGATTAGGAGCATCATGGAGCAAAAAATAAAGCGGGTGTTTAATTGCCCGCTGTTTACCACCATCATTGGTGTATTGGTAAATATGAAGTGGCAGTTCTGCTAAACCTTCCGCTAATACCCGGACACAAGCATAAACTGCGGTGTTTTGCATAGCAGTGCGTTCGGTGACATTTTGACCGGCAATGGAACTGCCAAAAAGAAACGACATCGTGCTGGATAAGGTGTTTTTAGGTGAAGTTTTGTTGGTGTGGAATAGTTTATTGAGAAAGTTCATAGCATCAACTCCTTTTAGGGCATAATAAAAACACCGACTTGCTAAAAGCCGATGCTAATTCATATATTTTGATTTCTTTGGTAAGTTCAATCACCGCTTACCTTTTTCGTTTGTAGACGTTATTTCTTTTACCCGCCTTTACGACAACAACGGTAAAAACTTCGTCTTGAATATCAGCAATGATGCGATAACTACCAATTCGGTAACGCCACAGAGTACCGAGTTCGCCTTCCAGGGCTTTGCCCCAAACTCGAGGATTATTAGAACCTTCGATATGTTTGTCAAGCCAATTAATGATTCGTCGCTGAACAGATTTATCGAGATTTTTCTTAAAATCTTTTAGTGCTTTTTGATTAAATGACCAGGTGTATTTCATCATTAAAGACCTAATTGCTTCTTAACGTCATCGCGAGACACAGTTTGACCATGGGATTCGCGGATGTTTTTGACTGCATCTTGATAGTCAAGGCTATCTTCGAGCTTTTCTAAAACAGCATTTCGCATAAATTCGGTAGCAGATTGACCATCAAGATCCGCTTGTTTGTGAATCAAATTTAAGACGTCTTTATCAAAACGGATAGTGGTGGATTTAGTAGCAGTTGCCATGTTTGGACCTCCTTGGATTTGTTAATGATATTATATCATATCAGAATGCAAATGCGTTCTATTTTGATTAAAGCATCAATAGTCCGCGACCATCGTAAACCGAATCGCCACTATCTTCATTTCGAATAGCCCGATCTAAGCCCATGATAGTGGCTACCACGCCATCAATCTTCTCAGTAGATTTGGCTTTATCAGGTTTGATGTTACCAGCTGGATCAGTACGGATATAAATGTTATCCATCATCCAGCGCAGTATCGGGTGACCGCCATGGGCGATCTTCTTTTCTAAGGTTAATCGCATCAGTTCCTTGGTTGGCGGGGTCATATCCTTAAACCCTTGACCAAATGGCACGACTGTAAATCCCATACCTTCCAGATTTTGAACCATTTCAACGGCGCCCCAACGGTCAAAGGCAATTTCTCGGATATGATATTTTTTACCAAGGTCATCGATAAAATGTTCAATGAAACCATAGTGAACAACGTTGCCTTCCGTAGTTTGTAGGTAACCTTGCTGTTTCCAAATATCGTAGGGAACATGGTCACGGCGAACCCGTAAATCAACGTTATCTTCAGGGATCCAGAAGTAAGGGAGCAGAGTGTACCCTTCTGATTCATCACGCGGTGGGAAAACAAGAACGAAGGCGGTAATGTCATTAGTGGAGGATAAGTCCAAGCCACAAAAGCAATCACGCCCGCGTAGCTCATCTGGATCAACTGGGAAAGCACAGGCATCCCATTTATCCATCGGCATCCAGCGAACATCCTGCTTCACCCACTGGTTAAGTCGTAGTTGTCGGAAAGTATTCTCTTCGGCTGGATTTTCTTTTGCGGAGTTGTAGGCGTCTTTGACCTTCTCCATTTTGACGGTAATCCCGAGGGAAGGGTTAGCTTTCTGCCAGACTTTTGGGCTGGACCAGTCTTCATCACGATTGGCACCATAAATAACCGGATAAAAACGGGGATCATGTTTGCGGCCCTTCATAATATCGATGGCTTTTTGATGAACCTGGTAACAGATTGAATTCTCATCGTTGCCTGCAGTCGTGATTAAAAAGTAGATGGGCTGAGTACGGGCATCACCGGAACCCTTCGTCATAACATCATAGAGCTTGCGATTTGGTTGGGTGTGCAATTCGTCAAAGATGACTCCGGAAACATTGAACCCATGTTTAGAGTACGCATCAGCTGATAGGACCTGGTAGAAACTATTAGTTGGCTCATAAATCAATCGTTTTTGCGAAGCAAGAATCTTACACCGTTTCTTTAAAGCTGGATTCATTCGCACCATGTCAGCAGCCACATCAAATACAATCGCTGCCTGTTGGCGATCAGCGGCACAACCATAAACCTCCGCCCGTTCTTCGCCATCGGCACAACAAAGCAGCAGGGCGACTGCCGCAGCCAGTTCGGATTTGCCCTGTTTCTTGGGAATTTCTACATAAGCAGTGTTGAACTGCCGATAGCCGTCTGGTTTAAGAATTCCGAAGATGTCACGGATGATTTTTTCTTGCCAGTCAATCAGCTCAAAAGGTTTTCCTGCCCAGGTACCTTTGGTGTGGCAAAGGCATTCGATGAACGAAACTGCAAAGTCGGCCGCATCTTTGTTGTAGGTGGAGTTCTTGGACATAAAACGAGTTGGTTGATAGTTCTTTAGTTTGCGCAAAGCGAGATCACATCCTTTCGGTAGTACTAAAAAAGCACTGAGCTTGAACCCAATGCTAACTTGATTAATTGAATTTGCCGGTCAAAATCAGGTTGACGTACCCAGCTCGATCAGTGTTCAAATAGGTGATCAAGTCATGGCAATTATAGTAATAGGCCAGGCGCTTCACGTTTTCGATGTCAAACATATTCGTTTCACCTGTATTGCGAATTAAAAGGACCTGTTGACGGATCCGATCTCGCTTAGCCAATTCATCTTTAATCCGATTCATGATTATGCCTCCTGATTCTTAAATGCAGCAGAGCCAGTTAAATTGCGGAGCAGTACTTTCCGTTGAGCCTTATACTTTGTGCCAATGAAGCCAAGCCGCAGCAGGAAACAACGGAAGGCATACTTTTCATTGTTTTCCTCTCGTGGTTCTGACAATATTCGCCGGTGATTCTGGGCATATTGCACCAGTTTATCGACAAATTGCTGATAAGCAGCTGCTTCATCAGGATTCACCTTGTCAAACCAGTCAAAAGATACTTGCTGGTCATCGACAATTATGTGTAGGGATTGAATGCCAAAAGCATCTTTGATTAACTGACTTTTAGCCCATACTAAATGCCGCAAATTATCTAAAGATTGTTCGCTGAATGTGTCGCGAGGATAGGAAATATTCAGTTGAATGATTTTAGTTGCGATGAATCCCAGATTGGTTAAGTATTCTAATAAATTATCAGGAATGTTAACTGGAGAACTTAACGTACCATGCTGATCAACCTGGTATTTGCCAATTTTGTAAGCATAGGTTGGGGTGTATTGGTATTCAGCCTTTTGCTTAGTATAAGTTGCAATTAACATTACTAGCTTTTTGCGTCTTTGACCTTGAACATTGAAGTTTACTTCCATCATCTGTACCTCCTTGTTTGGTTACTGTATAAATCACTCTAGAAGGCACAGATAGCAAGCACTTTAGTGATATTAAGCCTTTGCCTTTATTTTGCTATAAGGGAGCGTTTCACCATTTCTTTCTACGTTGACTTCTTTATCAGAACCAGCTTGTTCAATGTAGCGGTTGACGATGACATCGCAGTATTTCGGGTCCAGTTCCATCATGTAACAAATCCGATTGGTTTGTTCGCAGGCAATCAGAGTGGAACCGGAGCCGCCGAACGGGTCCAACACGGTACAATTGGACATGGTAGAATTCATAATCGGGTAGGCAAGCAGCGGAATCGGCTTCATAGTCGGGTGCTCCTTGCTCTGCTTAGGACGATCGAATTCCCAGATGGTCGATTCTTTGCGGCCGGTGTACCATTCATGCTTGCCATCTTTCTTCCAGCCAAAGAGCACAGGTTCATGCTGCCACTGGTAAGGCGAGCGGCCCAGCACCAGTGATTGCTTCTTCCAAATACAGCAACCAGATAAATAAAAACCAGCATCCTGGAAAGCACGGCGGAAGTTAAGTCCTTCCGTATCGGCATGAAATACATAGATGCTAGCGTCATTTGCCATAGTCCGATGCATATTTTGAAAAGCAGCTAGTAAGAACTGATAGAACTTATCGTTTTCTTGATGATCATTCTTGATCTTGCCAGCCTTGCTGGAGTAATCAACATTGTATGGTGGATCGGTGAGCACTAAATTAACCTTGTTATCACCCAGCAAGCGTTGGTAGCTTGTTTTCTTAGTCGCATCACCACAAAGCAAGGTGTGTTTTCCTAAATGCCAGAGGTCACCCGGCTTAGAAAAAGTTGGTTTCTCCAATTCGCTATCAACATCGAAGTCGTCATCGTGAGTATCATCAACAGTACCAAGCAAGTCAGATATTTCATCCTCATCAAAACCAGTTAATGAAATATCCAGGTCACTGGCTTGTAAGTCAGTCATCAATAAGGCTAACTTGTCCTTATCCCAATCACCGCTGATCTTGTTGAGCGCAATGTTCAGCGCTTTTTCTTTTTCTTCGTCTAAGTTGACAACTACACACTCGGCTTCTTTCAGCCCTTCATCCTGGAGAATCTTTAACCGCTGGTGTCCGCCGACCACGCGACCAGTTTGTTGGTTCCAGATGATTGGATCAACGTAGCCGAATTCTTTCATTGAGTGTTTTAGCTTTTCGTAGTCAGGATCACCTGGCTTTAAGTCTTTTCGTGGATTGTAATCCGCGGGGATGAGGTCCGTTATTTTTTTCTTAACAAATTTCATCAGTTCATTCCTTTCCGTGACCGAAGCAGACGCTCCATCACATCATCTTGTGGCGTGGATCCTTGGTAGGTGGTGGCATTATTTTCTTTCACCACCTGAAAAATTTGAAACCATAGCTGACTGGATTGCTTCATGTAATCGCGGCTCATTGAGACGTAGGGTGAAGCAATCGCATTTCCAGTGGTTGGGTGGCGGGCGAGAAAACCAAACTTTGAGATACATTCCTCACACTGAATCCACCGACTGACACTCACGGCATATTGTTCGATTAGTTGCGTATTGACCAGCTTTTCACAGCCACGTTCCACCAACCATTCCCAGGTTTCCTTAAAAATATCAGCCGCGTCAAACTCTAATCCATTTTTCTGCTTGGCTTTGAGGTACTTCTTCACTGGCGGCATAACGTGCCCTTCAAGATTGGCCGGAGTAGGCAAATCGATTACAGTTGCTTCCTGGCCAGCTTCGAGCTTATCGTGAAGTGATTTAGATTTCCGGCCAGCACCGATCCGAGCCCCGCCACGGTTTGTACCATCTTTAGCCAAATCTCTCCCTCCTTCCGGCAAGGGTTAATACCCCGTTTGATTTCGCTTTTTTGTACACGAAGGCCCAGGCCCGCTCCCGCGCGCAAAATTTTTAAGGATTCGATGGGCCCCTCCGTGGTTTAGTAGTTATATTGACGCGGCTTTTGGTGCCAACGATCATCCATTTGGGCAGTGATGCGGGAGTGACATGGTTTGCATAGTGCCATTAGATTTTTAAAGTCGTTGGTGCCACCGTGTTCGAGCGGTAAAACATGATGAACCTCAGTGGCTTGGGTGTACCTGCCTTGGCTCAAACACATCTCGCAGAAGGGATGGTGAAGCAGATAGCGTTTCCTGATTCTAGGCCATCCATGATGATAACGAGGACAGCTGCGCTTAGGTCGTTGGTAACGATTATAGTGAGAGCTGACTTGCCTGGCATGAATATCACAGTAAGTGTTGTGGGTCAGTCGCGGGCAACCAGGGTAACGACATGGTTTCTTGGGTGATTAAGGCATGGCACTCCTCCTTTCCACAGGCATAAGAAAAGCCCAGCAGGGTAGCCTGCTGGGCTTCAATGTTATAAAGCAAATACCTTTGTCTTAATTTTCTATACTACCATCGTAACATGAATAAGGCTTCTATTTGTTCTTCGTTTTACTTCATTAATGGTGTGCTCCGTAAAGCAGGAGGGTAAGGTGGTCGAGTGCTTTATTCTTTCGATTGTAGGCAGTGGTTTTAGCAATGAAGTACTTGTCCATCAGTATAGCTAGTCCTTGGTTCATTGAGTGATCGGGGGTTCGGTAACAAGTATCGAGAACAAAACGTTCGTCCTCAGACAGCTCTTGCCATGCTGGTTCAAACCATTTGAAGTAAAGTTGGGCTTGCTGGTAGCGTTCATTCAGCTTAGCCGTCTGACTGATGCCATGAAGCAGACGATGCTCAGTGGGATTATCTCTTTTGGTGCCGCTGGGCGCGAAACCATACTGTGGTGAATTGATACTCATCATCTGTTCCTTAGCCAGCTTCAAATCATCCCGATAAGAATCAATGATAAACTTCATACCATCGTAGTCTTTTAATGCAGCAATAGTGGCCCGGCGCTTGTCTAAGTAATTCCACATGATACTCATACACAAACACTTCCTTTCAGGTTGGCTTTCACTGCATTGATCAGCGCCAGCTGAGTTTTATCCTTGTGCTTCAAGGCGGCCAGGATGTTTTCATCAATCGTACCTTCAGTGATGATATGGTAAATAACCACGGGCTGACGCTGACCCTGCCGCCAGAGCCGAGCGTTGGTTTGCTGGTAAAGCTCCAAGCTCCAGGTCAGTCCATACCAGATCAAAGTAGCACCTCCAGCTTGCAGATTAAGTCCGTGACCCGCAGATGCCGGATGAATTAGTGCGAGCGGAATCTTACCGGCATTCCAATCTTTAATGTCTTGAGTGTCTTTAATTTCACGCATATTAAAACGTTGCTTGATCTGCGCTAAGTCATGCTTGAACCAGTAGGCGACGAGTACTGGCTTGCCGTTGGCAGCTTCGACTAAATCTTCTAGGGTACCGAGTTTACGCTGGTGGATTTGAACAACCTGCTGCTGATCATCGTAAACACAGCCATTGGCCATCTGACAAAGTTTGTTAGACAGACTAGCCGCGTTCAGCGCATCGATCTGTTTGCCGTAGGTCGAAACTACCAGCTGAGTCTTGAGTTCATCATAGATTGCTTGTTCGCTATTGCTCATCTTGACCGGCACTGTGTTCATGGTTAGCGGTGGAAGATCCAAGTAATCCTGAGACTTCATGGAGATGGTGATGTCATCAATGGCCCGGTAAATACTTTGCTCAGCACCCGGCTTTGGCTTGTAAGTGAAGACCTGATACATATTGCGCTTGTCAGGATCAAAGTAATTAGTCCGGTAGTATGAGATGAAGCGGCCAAGTCTTTTGCCCATGTCCAGCACCCGGAATTCTGCCCACAAATCCATTAGCCCATTAGAAGATGGCGTGCCGGTTAGGCCAACCACACGTTTAATCAGGGGACGGACTCGTTTCAGTGCCTTGAAGCGTTGGGATCGATAGGACTTGAAACTCGACAATTCATCAATTACCAGCATGTCATAATCAAAGTTCATACCAGAGAATTCAATCAGCCACTTTAGGTTTTCCCGATTGATAATGTAAATGTCAACGTCTTGTTGCAGAGCTTTAATGCGTTGTATTTTGGGACCTGTTACGACTGAATAAGTCAGGCTTTTCAAGTGGTCCCACTTCTCTATTTCATCTGGCCAGGTTTGTTTAGCAACTCTTAGCGGCGCCACAACTAGGACCCGGTGAACCTTGCCTTCCTGAATGAGCTGCTTAATAGCCGTGAGGGTAATGACACTTTTGCCAAGGCCCATGTCGAGCAGGA